GTAGGCATTCTCAAAGTATCACTGTTATAGGAAAGAGCATGGTCATTGATCTTAGCAATCAACTCTTGTCTGCTCCACTCATTTGATATGAACTCTACTTCAACTCCGTAGGTTCTTTGGTTATCTAGGTTTATCATTTTATCTCCGTTTCAGTTTAATATGTAGTTATTATAACAACTGTAGTTACATATACAACCTTTTAGGACAAAAAAAATGAATTAATTTAGGCTAGTTTTTTTGGCATGGACTACTAGAAAACCACCCACCTTTATATATTTTTAAGTAGCTATTAGTGTGTTACGCTACTGTGGTAATTTTTTAGTTCCGAAGTAACTACCAACTCCTTTAACAGCAACATAACCATAGGTTTTTTAAGTGCCTGTCAACACTATGTATGGAAGCCCGTCTTTTTAACCTCCAAACAATTCAACAATTATCATATGTTGGTGTAAACCCTGCTTTCACAACCTCATTATAATGTGAGTCGGGTTGCTCATCTTGATTAGCACCACACAGATTACAATGATCACAAGTGTCTTTTGCATGAATATAATTTTCAGCACATTCGCAATCCCAATAGTAAGGGTGTGTATGAACCATCAGTGAATCCTCTTTCCGTGTTTCATAACTAACTGTAACTTATCCCAATCGGCATTAGTAATTAAGTTCTTTACATCTTCCATAGACATAGACATTAAATCCATTTGATACTTGATACTAAGTAATACAACTTCTTTTTCGTAGTCACTTAGGTCAGTCCATTCAGTACCATTCATGTTATCCATTGGAAACCCCCAATATCTCAAAGTCATACCACTGCATAACTTCATTACCTATTTGATTCCATATTAAAAATGAATCATCTTTTGATGTATACCATTTTTCCATATACAAAACAGCTTTGTCATAACCAAGTTCATTTACATACTTTAAGAAAAGATTTTTGTAAAAGTTTAACGCTACTGTTTGACTATTTGATTTTTTCATTATATCTCCTATCAATTTATAAGTTATTATTGTAACTAATTATCAAATCATTGCAACCCAAAATGTACAATTAAATGTAGACATAATGTACCACTTCAACTAGACTACAATTTTAGAGTGAGAATAACTTAGAATTTTTGGATAAATTTTGACCGCGAAAAACAAAAAATTAACACTAGAACTTGCTGAAACCATACGCAACAAGTTCGTACAAGGCATAGAAACAGAAGGTGGAGAAAGGAAATACTTTACCATTGATGCATTAGCTATTGAGTACAGCGTGGCTAAAAGCACTCTCTACAAATGGGCACAAAAAGAATCTTGGAAAACACAACAAGACAGATTTCATAAAGAGTACCTACAGAAACTAGACAAAGAACGCCAAGAGCAACTTGTAGAAGAATCCAAAAGTTTTGACAGCACTGCATTGAGACTTGCAAAAATTCTAATGAATGAAGTAGGAATGTTGTTAAATGAAAACAATCAGAAAAGAGCCAACAACCCAAATGATGAAGAAAAGTTTACACCACAAATGGTTCAGCAATTAGGTAATGCTGCACTACAAGCCCAAAAGCTAGGCAAATTAGCTTTGGGTGAATCAACTGAAAACATGAAACTTAATGCAGAAATCACAGACACAGATGCCTTCAGAGAAGCTATGGAACTGCTTGACGAGGTTGCAAGAGCAAAGTCAGAAAGCAGCGATACAGCTATACACTAGTTGGTTAAAGACAGCTAGACCAAAACAAGTACAACCGCATACAGATCATTTCATATGGTTAATACTTGCAGGTAGGGGTTGGGGCAAGACAAGAACTGGTGCACAGGACATAGCTTTGTATGCACTTAGAAATCCAAACACTATATCAGCAGTAGTTGCTCCGACATTTGGAGACCTTAGACGAGTTTGTTTCAACGGACCATCAGGACTAATGTCTATCATACCTAAAGATTGTTTTGACATATCTTTTGGCACAGAAGGATATTCTGCAAGTGTAATGGAGATAAGACTATTTAACGGCTCAAAGATAGTTGGTTATGCAGCAGTTAACCCCGAGAGACTAAGGGGACCACAGTTTCACAGAGCATGGTGTGATGAATTAGCAGCATGGCGATACCCCGAAGCCTTTGATCAATTAATGTTCGGTCTTAGGTTAGGAGATAATCCACAATGTCTTATTACAACAACACCTAAACCCATACCCATACTCAAAAATTTAATTGTAAGAGAAGATGTTCATGTTACTAAAGGTAATACATTTGAAAATGAAGCCAACCTTGCAGAGTCAGCGTTGGAAATGATGCGTGAAAGATATGAGGGAACTGCGTTAGGTAGACAAGAATTATACGCAGAGATACTTGACGATATAGAGGGTGCTTTGTGGAATCAAGCAATGATTGAAGAAAAAAGATTGCCGTCTAATGAAGAAAGGGAACTTAAAACAATACTTGTAGCAATAGACCCTGCTGTAACATCAGGAGAAGATTCTGATGAAACAGGTATTGTAGTAGTAGGCAAAGACCATAATAATGAGTATTATGTACTAGAAGATGTTTCGGGTAAGTATACCCCTGATCAATGGGGCAGACTTGCAGTAAAGACATTTTATGAATGGGAAGCCGACAGGATTGTTGCAGAAACAAACAACGGTGGAGACTTGGTAGAAAGACTGCTAAGAAGTGTTGACCCTAATATACCTTACAGATCAGTAAGGGCAACAAGGGGTAAAATGCTAAGAGCAGAACCAATTGCTGCATTGTATGAACAAAGAAAGGTGCATCATCTTGGTGTTTTCCCTGAACTAGAGACACAAATGTGTACTTATGTGGGTCAAGTGAAACCCAGTCCTGATAGATTAGATGCTCTTGTTTGGGGTTTAACTGAACTTAGCAAATCACAGGGTAATATAAACTGGAGAATAAGCTAATGGCAGATCAAACATTTTTACAGAGATTGTTTAACAGACAACCTGTGGAACAAAAAAATTCAAACATGATGGGTTACTTTGGTGTAGGCACTGAAGAAGCAAAAACCTATAAATACCAAGACCTAGCAAAAGAGGGTTATCTTAAGAACGCTATTGTTTATAGATGCGTGAATGAGATAAGCAAGGGCGCAAGTGCAGTACCCTTTATTCTGAAAGCAGGTGATCAAATTATAGAAGATCATCCATTGATTGATTTATTAAAAAGACCAAATCCACTGCAATCTTACAGTGAGTTTTTTAACAGTCTCTTTGGTTATGTATTACTAAGTGGTAATGCTTACATCTTAAAGACTGGTTCTGATATGGGTTCACCTAAAGAACTACACCAATTAAGACCTGATCGCATAAATATCAAAGGTAGTGGCAAACCTATACCCGAGAAATATGAGTACATGGTCAATGGAAGAGTGGCACAAACATATTTAATAGATCAAGAAAATGGATTTAGTGAACTTAAACACATTAAGCTATGGAATCCATTAGACGATTATTACGGTTTAAGTCCGATGAGTGCCGCGGCAGTTGAGGTAGATCAATTTAATATGTCTAGTAAACATAATGTAAACCTTTTACAAAACGGTGCTAGACCAAGTGGTGCAGTTATATTTAAACCACAAGATGATCAAGGCTTTGCGGTGAATCTAAGCGAATCACAAAGACAACAACTTATTACTGATATGAACAACAGGTTTACTGGTGCAAACAATGCAGGCAGACCTATGTTACTTGAGGGAGATTTTGATTGGAAAGAAATGGGTCTAAGTCCTAAAGATATGGATTTCTTAAACCTTAAACATATGAGTGCTACAGACATAGCCTTATGCTTTGGTGTACCAAGTCAGCTTGTGGGTGTTCCTGATAGTCAGACATACGCTAATGTCGCAGAAGCAAGGCTTGCACTGTATGAAGAAACAATTATTCCCCACCTTAGAAAGATGGCATCAGACCTTAATGAGTGGTTAGTTCCATTGTTTGATGATCGTCTTACATTAGAGTTTGATATTGATGCAATACCTGCATTAAGTGAAAGAGTAAAAAGA